TTAATTCCACATTTAGTACATCGTCTATTGTTCCAGGAAGATGGTATCATATTGCAGTAACTAGAAATAGTTCTAACTTGATGACAATGTGGGTAAACGGTGTGTCAGTCGGTTCCACTACAACCTCCACTAGTTATACACAAGGCGCATGGGCAATACATAGTCCAGGTAATATCAACTTGTTAAATGGTTTCATTAGTAATCTTAGAGTGACTAACACAACTTTATACACAACAACATTTACTCCTCCGACAAGTCCATTGACTGCTGTTTCAGGAACTCAGTTGTTGACTTGTCAATCTAGAAATTTTACAGACAACAGTACGAACGCTGCGACACTGACAGCATTTAACACCGTTGCTGTTAGGTCATTCAATCCGTTCAAACGAAATACTGGACAAAGTTATTTCTTTGATGGTACTGGTGATTATCTTTCTAGTCCGGCAAGTCCACAATTTGCATTTGGAACAGGTGATTACACGATTGAAGCATGGGTATACAGAACAGATTCGGGAACTCAACGAGCAATTGTTGACTTGCGTGGTGGAAGCAACGTTAACATATTGTTTTATATGAACAGTTCAAATCAATTGGTAGCATTTAACTCTACTTCGACTTGGATAACAAGTTCATCAACAATACCATTAAATCAATGGACACATGTTGCTATAACAAGGTCAGGCACTTCAGCGAGATTGTTTATCAATGGTGTTATAGTTGGTACTGCAACTAATTCAGATAATAACGTAAGTCTTGGTGCTGCATTTGTTGGACGACAAAATGGTTCAACCACAAACGATTGGCTTGGTTACATAGATGACCTAAGAATTACAAGAGGTGTGGCAAGATACACAGCCAACAACCAGGTTAACCTGACAAGTACCTTTGAAGTTAAATAAATAATATAAAAAAAGCAAAATGACAACAAAACTACAACCAGCAAACATTGACCAAACACTGAATTACTCAGTTAACCAATTGTCGGCCAATACGGTCTTGGTTTCTGGTGTCAACATATTAACACAAGCAAACACTGCCATCGCCACGGCTTCAGATTTTAATCCAATCGTTTTTCTAACATCAGGAATGTAACAAATGGCTAACACATTGAAAGTATTGGGTCAAATAAACCCATCTGCTGAAACACCAACAACACTCTATACTGTGCCTTCTGTTACTTCGGCAATCATCAGTACGATTAATATTTGTAACCTGTCTGCCAATGGTGCTCAGTTCAGAGTCGCTATCAGGCCAGCAGGCGAATCTCTGGCCACAAAGCACTATATAGCATATAACACTGCCGTAGCAGCCAATGATTCTGTTGCACTCACCATGGGTATTACGATGGCCACAACAGATGTTATTACAGTTTATGCAAATACAACAACAGTTAGTTTTAGTGCCTTTGGATCAGAAATCACATGAGTATTAAGTCCTTAAAAAACCAAACTTTTACAAATAAGTCATACTTCAATAGTATAAATTTGAGTGGTGGTGCTGGTGGTACAGCTGCGCCAGTTATCACGTCCATTATTATTTGTGACAGTAACTTTAATAACTTAGATGATACTGCGCTTGCACCTGGTGGTAGTTTTGTCAAGTTGATTGGTACAGGATTCAAAACAGGTTGTACAGTTTACTTTAACAACCAATCTTTATCAGCAACATTCATATCAAGTTCTGAAGTAAGAATTCAAACACCATCAACAACAGTCGGTTCATACAACATTATGTTGTTCAATCCAGGTTCCGATGGTGGTGCAATCTATTTAAACTTGAGTGTATCAAATGCACCAACATGGACAACAAACGCAGGTTCATTAGGCACACAATACGAAACAACAGCAGTCAATACATCCGTTTCTGCTACTGGTGATACACCTATTGTATACAGTCTGTTTTCTGGTAATTTACCAGCAGGCACAACACTATCATCAGACGGTACACTTTCTGGTACTGCACCGGCAGAAACATCAAGTACAACATATTCATTCACAGTCAATGCAAAAGATGCACAAAACCAGGACACAACACGTACCTTTAGTTTAACTATTAATGTTGACGTTGTTTCTTGGACAACTCCAACTGACAATCAGGTGATTTCTTCATATGAATATTCACCAATTTCAAATGTAACTTTGTTGGCATCTTCTGCGGCTGGTTATAACGCAAACAATTATACCGCTAATGCATTGCCAACAGGCATCACATTGGCAGGAAATACAATTTCTGGTACAGCAAATTCAATAGGCAACACTTTTACCAGATTGACAGCAACATCAAACACAAGCGGAAGAAGTGCAACACGTGATATTGTGTTCAACGTTAACCAAGATGTGGTAACATGGAGTTCGCCAGCTGACCAAACTGTTTATTCATTGGTTGGTGGTACTCCAATATCTAATGTGACATTGAGTGCGACTAGTGCAGCAGGTAGAACAATCGCATATACTGCAAATGCTTTACCATCAGGTTTATCTATTAGTGGTAGTGTTATTACAGGAACACCAACTACAGCACAAACAGTTACAACATTGTTGACTGCAACAGCATCAACAACAAATCGTTCTGCAACAAGAACTATTAGTTGGACAATTAATCTTGGTGATTTGAATTGGAAAGATACAATTCTTCTGTTGAGTGCCAATACTCCTACACCAACATTTGTCACTGATACAAGTTTAAACAACTACCAGTTGACAATTACTGGAGATGCCAGAGCAAGTAATTTTGATCCATATACGAATGGTTATTATAGTAATTACTTTGATGGTACTGGTGACTATCTAACATTGCCCACAAATGCAGCCTTTGCAATAGGTACAGCAGATTTTACAGTTGAAATGTGGGTAATGCCAACAGGTGCTAACTTACCATGGACCACCTTGTTTGCTGGTGTTAGCTTTGGAGCATCTAGTGACTGGGGATTGTATGGTGGTGATTCTGCTACTTCACTTTATCCTATGTTCTTCTTCACAAGCTCTTCTTCACAAGGAAATGGTGCGTCCCAAACACAAGGATCACAATCACTAACTGGTTACACAAGAATGACCATTGGACAATGGAACCATATTGCAGTAAGTAGAGTGAGTGGGACTGCAAGAATGTTCTTAAACGGTACACAAACTGGTCCATCTGTCAACGCATCAACTTGGTCTTTGACAAATTCATTGCAAAAAGGTATTGGCGGTGGTTTTAATGGAAACAGTAACACACTATTCACTGGATACATTTCTAACCTAAGAGTTCTTAGTGGAACTGGTTTATATTCTGCAAACTTCACACCTTCTACAACACCTCCAACACCAGTAGCGAATACTATCTTATCAACTTGTCAATCAAATAGATTAATTGATACCTCATTTAACAACTTTGCGATTACAAAGAACGGCGATACAACAGTAAGTTCAGCACATCCATTTGCCACACCAACTACGACAGCATATAACACACAATATAGTACAACGTTTGATGGTTCAGGTGATTACTTAAGTGGTCCTAATGGAAATGCTGCGTTTCAATTTGGTACAGGCGATTTTACGATAGAAGCCTGGGTTTATTTGACAGCAGGTACAACTGGTACTATCTTTGACAACCGCACTGCGTCCACATCATTACATCCTGTTTTGTATTTTACCTCAGATACAACGATTCAATATTATGTTGCCGGAGCTGCCGGTATCAATAGTGGATCATATACATTTTTGAATAGGTGGGTACACGTTGCATTGAGTAGGGTATCAGGTAGCACAAGAATGTTTTTTGACGGTGTTCAAACGGGTTCTACCTATACTGACACGAATAATTACTCCACTAGTGGTACTGTGTTGACTGGTATAGGTTTGAGTGGTGCGAATGCTCTAACTGGAAATATATCTAACCTCCGTGTACTTAAAGGTACAGGATTATATACAACCAACTTCACTCGACCAACATCACCATTAACAGCAATTACAAATACAAGTTTGTTAACTTGTCAAGATAGTACAATAAAAGATAATTCAACTAACAACTTTGCAATCACAAGTTTTGGACAAGCACAGCCAATTGCAGTAAGTCCATTCACAATGACAACTGCAAACACTTCTGTAATAAATTTGGGTTCAGGATACTTCGATGGAGCAAGTGATGTATTAACATTACCAGCCGGACAGTTCCCTAATTTAGGCACTAGTAATTTTACCATGGAAGCATGGATTTATACAAACACAATTGCGGCAGGTTCAGGCGGTGTTTTTGATATGTGGAATGGTGGAACAACCGCTTTTCTATTCAGAAGAAGTGGTAGCACCTTACAATTCTATGTACAGGGTGGTTCAAACATACAAGCGACCACTCTTGTCGCAAACACTTGGACACATGTTGCAGCAGTCAGAAACGGATCAACTGTTACTGTATACATAAACGGCGTTCCATCAGGAACAGCTTTAACTAGTTATACCACATCTATTAATAGTGGTGGTATTGCATTAGGTATAGGTGGAACAGCTACATCAGGTGGTGAATCATTTAACGGTTATATTACAGATGCCAGAATAGTTGTAGGTACTGCACTCTATACCTCTAACTTTTTACCTCCACAAGCACCGTTAACACCTGTTGCAAATACTGTCTTGTTAACTTGTCAAACAAATGGTGGAGCAAATAACAGTGCTTTCATGGATCAATCTAGTTTTAATAATATCATTACTAGAACTGGTGTTGTAACACAAGGTACACTTAGCCCGTACAGTCAGAATGGTTGGAGTAATTTCTTTGATGGTACCGGGGATTATCTAACAATTCCTTCAACAATTATTTCAACATCACAAAGTACTTTTACAATTGAATCTTGGATTTACATGACTGCTAATCCAGTAACAGGTGGCGCATCAAATCAACCTTCTTTAATTGGAGACATGCAACCAGCAGGTGGTCTTTTGTATTGGGCATTCGGTCCATTATCAAATAGAACATTGTGTTTCTATTGGTATGATGGTAATCCAAAAACGGTGATTGGTGATACTGTAATGTCTTTGAACACTTGGAATCATGTTGCTGTTTCAATATCATCAAATACAATCAGACTTTTTGTTAACGGAATATTACAGACATTAACCGGAACAACAACATTAACAAGCAGAACCGGTAGTGTTGGTTCTACTGTGATGGGCGTATTTAACTCCACCGGTTCAACATTCACTGGTTATGTAAGTAATATGAGAATGATTAATGGAACATCATTATACACTACCACATTTACTTCACCTACATTACCATTGTCAGCAGTAGCAAACACAAGTTTATTAACTTGTCAAGACAATAGATTTATTGATGAATCACCAAACAACTTTAATATCACTAGAAATGGTGACGTATCTGTTCAAGCATTTAGTCCATTTGGTGGTGTAACAAGTGTACCGACAAGTTATAGTGTTTACTTTGATGGTACTGGAGATTACTTACAAACTCCTGCAAGTTCAACGACCACACTTATTGGAGGTTCGGGTGGTATTTCAACAACATCTACATTTACTGTTGAGGGTTGGATTTATCAAACACAACGACAAACATATGATAATGGATGTTTGATTGGTGATATGGGAACTAACGGCAGCATTTATTGGGGTTTTGGTCCAAATGCTACCGGAAAACTTGCGTTCAACTGGTTTGATGGAGCTTCAAAATCTGCTGTTGGTAATACTACTATACCATTAAATACATGGACTCATATTGCTTTGAGTATTAGTTCTGGTTCAATAAGTTTGTTTGTTAATGGTGTTTTACAAACAATCACAGGAACATCCACTACTACAAATCAAAGTGGTACATTTAATTACCTATTAATTGGTGGTTTCTATACATTTGGTTCAGCTTACGGTTATTATGGTTATATTAGCAATTTGAGAATTACAAGGTCTGCATTATATACCACAACGTTTACACCAAGCACAACACCATTAACAGCAGTAGCAAATACAAGTTTATTGACCTGCCAATCAGTAACAATGGTCGATAATAGTACAAACTATTTTACATTAACGGCCGTAGGTGATGCAAAGCCATTACCATTCAATCCATTCGGTCAAACAAATGCAACACCAATAGCATATTCACCGAGTGTTAATAGTGGTTCCTTATATTTTAACGGTGGTGGTAATTACAACTTGAACGTATTGGATAATCCCAGCATAGAATTGGGAAGTTCTGATTTTACTCTTGAAGGTTGGTTTTATTGGACTGGCGGCCTTACTGGTTGGACATTATTCCAAAAAGCATCTAGTTATGAATTAAAATCAGACACTAGTAGATGGGTTTGGCAAGTTAATGGTGTAAGCAACGTGTTTATTACAAGTTTCACACCGGTTGCTAATCAATGGTACCATATTGCATTAGTGAGAACCACGACAACGACAAAATTATATATCAATGGAGTGTTGTTTACTTCTGGAACTTCCGTAGATGCGGTTGATAACGGCAATCCGTTACTCATAGGTTTTGGTTCTGCGGCATTTGTTGGTTATGCATCAGATATTAGAATTAATAGAACAGCTCTATACACAGCCAACTTCTATCCAGGACCTGCTCCGGCAACACCAACAACTACAATTGGTGCAAATAGATACAGTTCTTCTTTATTAATAAATGGCACTACTGGTGGCACTATTGATTATCACAGCACCAATGTTTTAGATACATTTGGTAATACACTACTAGCACCACAAGATCCTTATGCTGGAAATTATTACAGTGCATATTTTGATGGAACAGGCGACTTCTTAACCGTACCTAATAGTACAAACTTTGCGTTTGGCACTGGTGATTTTACTGTTGAATTCTGGATAAAAACTTCAGATACCGCTGGTGGTATAATTTCACAAACAAGTTCTGGATGGGCTTTTGTAATTTCTTCAGGTTCATTCTTTTGGCAATCGGCTTACAATATTACAAACTTGTGGAACTATACCGCCGCTGCAGTAACTGATGGTAGATGGCATCATGTCGCAATTGTTAGAAATAGTGGTACAACTAGATTGTATTATGATGGAGTACAAGTAGCAAGTAATGCTGATAGCACAAATTACAGTGTTACTACAGGAACAGTTCAAATTGGCAGAGATTCTGCTCCAGCAGACTTCCAAGGTTACATGTCTAACCTACGAGTGGTTAAAGGTACAGCACTTTACACATCTGCATTTACTCCATCAACTACACCATTGACAACAGTAACAGGCACAAGTTTATTAACGTTCCAATCAAATAAATTTATTGATAACAGCCTGAATAACTTGGCATTTACTTTATCAGGAACGCCAGGTGTAAACTTGTCCAATCCATTCCAATATAACTCCGGAAAGAGTATCTATTTTGATGGCACTGGTGATTATTTGAGTGTGCCAGTTTCACCTAATATGACTTTTGGTTCATCAGACTTCACTTTTGAAACTTGGGTATATCCATTGAGTGTAACAGCACAACAAACAATAGCATATCTAAACGCAAACGCAACGGGTTATGCCGCAATTGTTTTACAAATACAAAGTGGTGCACTGAACTTATGGTCATCTTCAACCGGATCTACTTGGGCATTACAACAGGCTTCGATAGGTACAATAGTTGCCGGAGGTTGGACACATATTGCTGTTACTAAGAGTGGTACCACTATGAGAGTGTATATCAACGGAACGCAAGCAGGTACCAACTATACTGTAGGTCAATCATTGATGACGACACATACTTTGAATCAAATCGGAGTTTACAACACATCATCCAACTTATTAACTGGTTACCTAAAAGACCTAAGAATCACTAAAGCTGTTCGTTACACAACAACATTTACTCCACCGACAGCGCCGTTTGATATTAAATAAATAGGTAATTAAAGGAGATTCACAAATGGCTACAATTACAGATAGAGCCGCCTTCAAAAATTATTGCCTAAAACGTCTAGGTTTCCCAGTCATAGATATCAACGTTGATGATGACCAGATAGAAGACCGCATTGATGATGCGTTGCAGTATTGGCACGATTACCATTTTGACGGTCTACAAAAAGTTTATTACATCAAAAAAATAGACCAAACGGACATTGATAACCGTTATTTGGACCTGACACAGGCACAAGACCGTGCGAACAACACACTAGAAATTACTGGTGTTACACGCATTTTCCCAATCCAAGATTCACAATCCTCAATTAATATGTTTGATTTGAGATACCAGTTGCGTCTAAACGAATTGTATGACTTCACATCGGCATCATACATCAACTATACACTGACTCAACAACACTTGCGTTCTTTGGAATTAATGTTCACAGGTGAAGTACCTATTCGTTTCAATCGTCACATGCAAAGACTGATGATTGATTGGGCATGGGGTCAATCTCAGGCACCAGTTGGTACCACAGTTGTTGCAGAATGTTATGCACTGTTGGATCCAAACACATATGGCCAAGTTTGGAATGACCGTTGGTTAAAAGAATATGCAACCGCATTGATTAAGAAACAATGGGGTTCCAACCTTAAAAAGTTTGGTGGTATTCAATTACCAGGCGGTGTCGTTCTGAATGGCGACAAAATCTATGAAGAAGCAGAAGAAGAAAAGAAAACTTTAGAAGCTGACATGGAAAAGAATTACGGTGGAATCCTAGACTGGTACATGAACTAACATGGCAACAAGTGTATACTTTAATAATTACAACGCTCTCAATGAGCAGAGGGTTGTGGAAGACTTAATTGTAGAATCAATTAAGATTATGGGTTCTGACGCCTTCTATCTCCCTAATGACAATGATACTGCCAGAGATTTGTTGTACGGTGAAGATCCGGTTAAGAAATTCCAGTCTGCTTTTCCAATTGAATTCTATTTGTCTAGTGCTTTAGAGTATAGTGGTGAAAGAGAATTCTTTTCCAAGTTTGGTCTAGAAATTAAAAACAATGTTAATGTTATTATTTCTAAGCGTTCTTTCTCTCAACGAGTACCACAAAATACATTCACAAGACCACGTGAAGGTGATTTGATTTATGTGCCATTCTTAAATGGTACTGGCGAATTGTTTGAGATTAAGTTTGTGAATCAAACAAAAGACTTCTTTACATTAGGTCGTAAGATACCATTCTTCTACGAAATCGAAATGGAGAAATTCAAGTATTCACAAGAAATTATCGACACTGGTGTACCAGATATCGACATGGTTGTGGACAACTCTGCATACACAATCGACATAAGAATGTTGTCTGGTGGTACAGGCAACTACGAGTACAAAGAAGAAGTATACTACTCAGCGGATCAAACATTTGCAAATGCAACAGCTGTTGGTACTGTATCTGAGTGGGTTGCAAACACAAAAATTCTATCTATTACAAATGTTATGGGTGAATTTACTGCCAACACCTTAGTAATTGGTGCATCAAGTAATGCAAGATATACAATTTCAAGATATGATCCGTTGAATGTAGATGTTAATAATGAAACTTATGACAATCTGTACATAGAGCAACAAGCAAACTCTATTATTGATTTCAGTGAAACTAACCCGTTTGGTGACATTTAATGGCAAATACATTCTATAATCGTATCATTCGTAAAATGGTTGTGGGTTTTGGTAATCTATTCAATGAGATTACCATGGTCAGGTACAATCCAGATAACTCAGAATCAGAAAGATTTATCGTACCTATCACATATGCACCCAAAGAACATTATGTGTTGCGTCTGGAAGAAGATTATAACTTAGACAAAAAAGTTCAAATGACTTTGCCTAGATTGTCTTTTGAAATGGTAGGTCTAACATATGATCCTTCCAGAAAACAAAACACAAACATCAGAAACTATGCACAAACAGCCACTGGTGTAAAAGGTCAATATACTCCTGTACCATACAATTTTGATTTCAATTTATATTTGTATGTTAGAAACATTGAAGATGGTACACAGGTCATTGAACACATCTTACCATACTTTACACCAGACTACACAATCAAATTGAATTTGATTCCTGAAATGGGAATCGTCAAAGAGATTCCTGTTATTCTCAATAGTGCGGTACACGATACACAATATGAAGGCAACAGAGAATCTGATCCACGTATTATTATTTGGACACTAAACTTTACAGTTAAAGGTTTCGTTTATGGTCCAGTTTCAAACACAAATGTTATTACAAATTCTATCACCAATATATTAGAACATATTGACAGCGAAGATGTGGTTAGATTCGCAATGAATCCTACAACAGGAACCGGCGATTACAAAATAGGTGAATTGGTATATCAAGGTTATAGTTCCATAAACTCAACAGCTTCAGCGAAAGTTACCGGTTGGTCAAACAATAAATTAAGTCTTGTAAATATAGATGGCAATTTTGTTTCTTCACAACCGATATATGGACAATCAACAAACGCAAATTATAAATTCACCTCTTACAATGTGGTACCTTCACAAAGAGTTGAAATCAATATTGTTCCTGATCCATTAAATGCCAATTCAGCATCACCTTGGACAGCAAACACAACAATAACTGAATTTGATTAATTTTATATGCATATTGAAAATTTAACAATTAGTGGCGCAACATTTAGAGGTATCATTACCGACTTTAATGCGATTAGTGGTGGAACAATCACATATTATAACAATTACACCATACACACAATCACCGCCAATACGGTGTTAACAATCGAATCATTAGGTACAGTTAATAGTGCAATTGAATTGTTTTTGCTTGGTGGTGGCGGAGGAGGAGGATCAGAATATGGTTCAGGTATGGCTGGCGGCGGAGGTGGTGGCGGCGGTTTTTTTTACAATTCAAATGTAAATTTGCCCGTTGGTCAATATAATGTTGTAGTTGGTAACGGTGGTGATGGCGCCAATACATTAATAGGAACACCATCAACTAGAGGTGGAGACACCACATTAGCAGGAATGGTTGCTTTGGGTGGTGGTCCAGGTGGACCAGGTAGTTTAACTGCATTCGGTACAGCAAACACATATTTCTATCAAACTGAATTGTCTGGAGGCAACGGTGGTGGTTCACAAAGTGGCCGATTCAGTAGAGATTATCACTACTTAGGTGGAATTGGATTACAAGACGGTTACACACAACCACAAACAAATCAAGTTGATGGTGGAGGTTCTGGTTATGGATCGAACTCTGGTGGAGAAGGTTATCAAGAAGCAACAAATACATACAGATTTGGTGGAGGCGGCGGCGCACATGGTTATTTAAGTACGCAAAATGTTAATGCAACCACTTCAAAAGCAGGAGATGGCGGTGGTTGGACACGTAATAGTAATCCAATTTCAGGTTCAACTTTAGGTACATTTGTTAGTGGATGGGGTTATATGTTGGGTGCCGGCGGCGGCGGTGGTGCTTGGTCAACAAGTTCTGCAACACGTGGATTAGGTGGTACTGGTGGAGGCGGCGCAGGTGGTTATGGAACAACTATGTCGAATGGTGTTCCAGGTCAAAACGGCACAACCAATTTTGGTGCTGGCGGTGGCGGCGGAGTAGGATTTAGTGGTGGCACTGGTGTTAATGGCAGTGGAGGCAATGGCGGATCAGGCGTTGTCATCATTCGTTACCGCAACAGTTGATAAATAGAAAACTATGAATACATTCGATAAGAATATGGAAAAACTTTTTGATGTTACTCCTGTTGAACAGGAGTCAAAACCATTGGTGCCTGTTATTAAAGACACACCAGTGGATGGTCCAGACCTAAAGAATGACCTGGTCGATGCCTATGAACAAACAAAATCTAATCTACAAGACTTGATAGATAATGGCAAAGATGCGATGGAAGAGTTGCGTCAGATTGCCAGTGCAGGTCAACATCCAAGAGCATTTGAAGTTTATGCTACACTGATGAAGAATGTGGTAGATGCCAACAAGGAACTTCTGGCAGTTCAAAAACAAATGCGTACCATGGATGGTAAACAACAAAGTGGTGAAACAAAAATTGATAAAGCAATATTTGTTGGTTCTACCGCAGAACTGAACAAGTTACTTAAAGGTAAAGAATGATTGATGATGATGACGATTATTCTTTAGATGCCAAAGATTCTTATAGGGATAATCCTTTACTAAAAAAAGTTGGCGTCAAAGTTGAATGGACCAAAGAGACAATCGAAGAATACAGAAAGTGTTCATTGGATCCAATTTATTTTGCAGAAAACTATGTAACGATTGTTAACGTTGATGAAGGTCTGATGAAGTTTAAGATGTGGCCATTTCAAAAGGAAATGATTCGCACTTACCACGAAAACAGATTCTCAATCACCAAGTGTCCTCGTCAGGTTGGTAAAACTACCACTTCAGTTGCATATCTTCTTTGGTTGACACTATTCAGTGACACACAAAACGTTGCAGTTCTGGCTAACAAGGGTTCACTTGCTCGTGACATTCTTGGTAAATATCAACTTGCATATGAAAACTTACCTATGTGGTTACAACAAGGTGTTGTGACATGGAACAAGGGTAATGTTGAACTAGAAAACGGTTCTAAGATTGTTGCGGCATCTACCTCATCATCCGCAGTTCGTGGTGGATCTTTCAACTTAGTATTCTTGGACGAATTTGCGTTCGTTCCAAACAACATTGCTGAAGAATTCTTTAACTCAGTTTACCCTGTTATTTCATCTGGTAAAACTTCCAAGATTATTATCGTGTCTACACCTAACGGTATGAATCTGTTTTACAAGTTGTGGATGGATGCCATCAACAAGAAGAACAACTACAAAACATTTGAGATTCACTGGTCTATGGTACCAGGCCGTGATGAGGCATGGAAAGAAGAAACAATCCGTAACACAAGTGAACGTCAGTTCAGACAAGAATTTGAAACAGAGTTCTTGGGTTCATCTAATACTCTGGTATCTGGTTACAAATTACAAACGATTGCGTACCGTGATCCAATTGCAACCCACGACTTGATGAAAATCTATGAACATCCAGTCAAAGAAACTGATGGTGCAAAGTCGGATCACCTATACTGTATCTGTGTTGACGTATCTGAAGGTAAGAATCTAGACTGTTCTGCGTTCCAAGTTATTGATATATCACAGACACCATATAAACAGGTGGCAACATACGCAAGTTCGTCTATCACACCTATTCTTTTCCCTACCGTCATCTATAACGCAGCCAGATATTACAATGATGCGTATGTGTTGGTAGAAATCAACAACAATCCACAAGTGGCAGACTCGTTACATGCCGACTTTGAGTATGAGAACCTATGGAAAGTCTACACAGGCAATAAGAAACCACAACAACTGTCTGCTGGTTTTGCCCGTGGCATTCAAATGGGTCTGAAAATGTCACCACAAGTTAAGGCAATTGGTTGTTCTAACCTAAAAACCTTGATTGAAGGTGACAAATTACTGATTAATGACTTTGATACCTATTCAGAATTGACAACGTTTGAACAACAAAAGAACTCTTTTGCTGCGGCTCTAGGTGCCAATGATGACCTGGTAATGTCACTGGTAATTTTTGGTTGGGTAACCACTCAACAATACTTCAAAGAAATCGTTAACCACGATATTCGTAAACAAATCCAACTGGAAAATATGAACCAGATGGACGATGATGTTCTTCCTGCACCTATCATTGAAG